GCCCTACATGTACTCAAGAACTTTCTGAAAATTTTCGTGATGAAAAGTTAGAGTCTGGAAAGACTAAGGTTGATGAAATGCTTGTAGGATATAATGATATCCTCTCTGCTATAGGAGAAGAGGAAGTTAAATTTAATAAATTTACTGAGCTGTCTTCCGAAGTTAACAATATTAATGTTACAATTTCCCAAACTAATTTCCAGTTGATGACTATTCGTAAGCAAATAGAAGCACTTCAGGATGAAGTGCAGGAATTGCAAGGTGATAACATTGATAAAAAATCTGAGTTTGTTAAATTAGAAGCACTTCTTGCAAGTAAAAAATCTTTTAGTGGTAGTATCAATGGATTAAAAAAAGATCGCGATGTGTTAACAACAGCAAGTCAATTGCTAAAAGATAACGGTATTAAGTCCCGAATTGTTAAAACATATCTTCCTACTATGAATAAGTTAATTAACGATTTCTTACAAAGGATGGAGTTCTATGTCAATTTTACCCTAAACGAAAATTTTGAGGAGATAATTAAGTCCAGACATCGCGATGTGTTTTCCTATGAAAGTTTTAGCGAAGGAGAGAAAGCTCGTATTGATATCGCTCTGCTGCTTACTTGGCGTAGTATTGCTAAACTTAAGAATAGCGTGGATACTAACCTCTTGATACTGGATGAGATCTTTGATGGATCTCTTGACCAATCAGGTACATCTGATCTAGGATGGATCCTTCGTAACTTTGATGAAAGCACCAAGGTGTTTGTTATCAGTCACAAACAAGGACTTGATGATAAATTTGACAGAACTATCACAGTTAATAAAGTCAAGAACTATTCTGTTCTCACTGAGACAGTTAATGAAGTGACACATGGAATGGTTGGATGACCATTATTTTTTGTATGATGAGTCCATCAGCAAAAGAGACAGATGCAAACTCAAGAAATCAAAGGCAACCTAGCACGACTGCTTGCAACTGAGAACCTTATTGTAGAGCACCGTAAGACTGCTACAGCATCCTTTGATGTTGATCGTCGCTTGCTTACCCTTCCTATGTGGGACAAAGCATCTGGGATCGTCTATGACATGCTGGTGGGTCATGAGGTTGGACATGCTTTGTTCACACCCAATAAAGACTGGCGTGATGCTGTAGATTGCCCTAAAGATTTTGTTAATGTTATAGAAGATGCTCGTATTGAGAAATTAATGAAACGTAAGTTTCCTGGTCTACGTAAATCTTTTAATGGTGGATATAAGGAATTAAATAATTTAGATTTTTTTGAAATTGTTGACCAAAATCTTGATAACTTTAGTTTGATTGATCGTATCAATTTACATTTTAAAATTGGTGCAAGTGCATTCATTCCGTTTGGTGCATCCGAACTAGTTTTTGTTGAGCGTACAGAAAAAGCAGAAACTTTTGCTGAAGTATTGCAGATTGCTTTTGATGTATATCAGTTTAGTAATCAAACTGAAACACCTATGACGCATGAAGAAATGCTTGAGGTAGCACATCAACGTGAAAACGAAAATAGTAAAGAAGAAGAAAATACTCAGGTTAGCGAAGATCAGTTTGAAAATTCTTCAATGCCTCAGCAAAATAATGATTACGAAGAAGATTATGAAGAAGAAGGAGAAGAAGATTATTCAGGTGGAGATACTGGTGGAGAGACTTCTCAAACTCAACGTTCCTTTGACAACTCAGCAGAAAATCTTTCTTCTCGTCAGGGTCGCTCCCCTGTGTATGTTGAAATTCCAGAAGCAATGAATTTGAATAATCACATTGTTGATTGGACTACATTACATAATTGGATTGATAAAAATGCAGGAGAAGAAGAAAACTATGAGTATGTTGATGGTGAGTATTATAAATTTCGTAAGCAATCACAAAAAGAAGTAAACTACTTAGTAAAAGAATTTGAATGCCGTAAGTCAGCTGACGCTTATGCTCGTGCTGGTCAATCTAAGACTGGTGTACTTGATACTTCTAGACTTCATACTTACAAGTACAACGAAGATCTTTTCAAAAAAGTAACTGTAATTCCTGATGGCAAAAATCATGGTTTGATATTCTTGCTTGACTGGTCTGGTTCCATGAGTAATGAAATTCTTGCTACTGTTAAACAAGTTCTTAACCTCACTGCATTTTGTAAGAAGGTTCAGATTCCATTTGAAGTATATGCTTTCACTAATGAATGGGTATGTGCTAAACGTTCCATGGAAAATGATACTAGTTACTATAGTATGACTTATGGAAACATTCAAAAAAATACAGTGTATATAAACGATGAACATTTTCATCTGATGAACTTTATTTCCTCTCGTTCTAACTCTCGTCAGTACGAGCGTATGTGTAAGAATTTATTTCGTGAGGCTCATTACTACAAAGCGTATAGTGGGTACTCAACTACTTTAGGTGTCGGTCTGTCTGGTACTCCATTAAACGAAGCAATCGTTATGTTGAACTACATTATTCCTGAATTTAAAACCAACAACGATCTTCAAAAAGTCAACGTTTGTGTTCTTTCTGATGGTGAGAGTTGCTCTGCTGCATATGGTCATGAAATTTATCTAGATCATAAAGATGAGTATCGCGTTGCTCCTCGCCGTATTGATTATTATCAAGTACTTCGGGATCGTAAAACTGGAATTACCTATGAGCAGTTTGACTATAGTAATGTAACTAACATCTTTATTCAGCAAGTTCGTGATCGTAACCCAGGTGTAAATGTGATTGGGTTTCGTATTCTTGGAGGTTCTCAGTTGCAAAATTTTGTTGGACGTTATGCTTCTTATGAAGGTTACTCTGATATTCAAAAACAGTGGAAGAAAGAAAAGTCTGCTATTATTAAAAACCCTAAAGCATTCACTGCTCTTTATGCCATCTCTAACAATTCATTGAACGAGACTGCTGAGTTTAATGTTGAGAGTGGTGCAAAAAAAGGAGATATTACTAAGGCATTTAAAAAAATGCTTGGCGGTAAATCTGCAAATAAAAAACTTCTTAGTTCTTTTGTGGAGTATGTCGCTTGACAAACCGTCCACTCTTCCCATGACTCTCCCCTACCTTACCCTATAATAACTACATAAACGAAACGCATCATGCCTGCAAAGTCAGATCTTACTACATCACAACTTGCTTCTTATCTGTCAGAAAATTATGGCAATGATATTAATGCACAACATGTCACTTCTGCATGTGATTATTTTGGTGTAACCTATGCTACTGCTACCAAGCGTCTACGGGACTTCTATGTTAAACGTGGCACTTGGAACCTTACAGTACAGGAACATCTAGAACAAACTTACGAAGCACCTGCTGCTATGCCTGCAGTAGAACAAAATCTTATTCCTATGAAGGATGAGAACTTTGTTCCTTTTGGTAACTTTACTGATGTGAAAAAAGTTATCAGTTCCAAATTATTTTATCCGGTGTTTATCACTGGTATGTCTGGTAATGGTAAAACTCTTTCAGTAGAGCAAGCATGTGCTTCCCTAAATAGGGAACTCATTCGTGTGAACATCACCATTGAAACTGACGAAGATGATCTTATTGGTGGGTTTCGTCTTGTTAATGGTGAAACTGTTTGGCACAACGGACCAGTCATTGAGGCTTTGGAACGCGGAGCTGTGTTGCTTCTAGACGAAGTTGACCTGGCATCTAACAAAATCCTATGCCTACAATCTGTTCTGGAAGGTAAGGGTGTCTTTCTGAAAAAGACTGGTCGTTATGTAAACCCTAAATCTGGATTCAATGTTATTGCAACTGCAAATACTAAAGGTAAAGGCAGCGATGACGGTCGCTTTATTGGAACTAACGTTCTCAACGAAGCCTTCCTTGAGCGTTTTGCCTTGACCTTTGAGCAAGAGTATCCTACTCCTGCTGTAGAAACTAAAATTCTTCTTCGCATTACTGCTGCTGTTGGTAAGCATGATGAAGAATTTTGTGTTAACCTTGCTAACTGGGCAGACATTATCCGTCGCACCTTCAAGGACGGGGGTATTGATGAAGTGATCAGCACCCGTCGTTTGGTTCATATTGTACGAGCATATGCTATCTGGGGTGATCGTATGAAGGCGATCAAGGTTTGTGTCAATCGTTTTGATGAAGAAACCAAACAATCCTTTATTGAATTGTATGATAAAATTGATGCTGGAGTTGAAATTGATGGAGAAACTGAAGATGCCTGAACTAGGAGATTGTAACTTTATTGGCAGTGTCATCCACATCAGTGGTCAAGGCGCTGCTAGAGTTTCTAATGTGGCAGGTGATATTATTACTGTCATTAACCTTGACGGAGAAAGTCAAGAGTGCTATTATAAAGATATTGATTACGTATGCATACCGTGAAAAAATACAATGAAGATGCTCTTCTAAGAGAGCTAAGTGATTACATTTCTGGAACCTATGGACAACATTATTCTGCTGGCAATGACGAGATTCAAACGTTAGATTTGATTGAAGCAGTGGGTGATGCAGAGGCATTCTGCCGAAGCAACATCCTAAAGTATGCTTCTCGTTACGATAAAAAAGGAACTGCCCGTCGTGACATTATCAAAATCTTACACTACGCACTATTGCTTTTGCATTTTAGTGACAAAACTGCTATCACCGAATCTTACAATCAATGAGTAAAGTCATCCTATCTAAAAAAACTCTAGATGTTCTCAAAAACTTCAGTACAATCAATTCCTCAATCGTCTTCCGTAAGGGAAGCACTGTACGAACCATCTCTAATGCAGAGAACATTCTGGCAAAGTTCACTGGCGAAGAAGTATTTCCTGTGGACTTCGCAATTTATGATCTCAGTCAGTTTCTTTCTGGGATCTCTTTGTTTCACGATCCTCAGCTTGAATTCGCATCTGGCGATTTTGTCAACATCCGTGGCGGTCGTCAGTCTGTTAAGTATTATTTTTCTGATCCTGAAATTACGCTCAAGGGTGCTCCGGAAAAAAATGTAAAATTTCCTGGTGCTGATCTTCAGTTTAATTTAACTGGTGAAGATCTGGTTGCGCTACAAAAAGCATCTGCTGTTTATAGTCTACCTGATCTAACCTTCCAATCAATTGAAGGTCATGATGAGATTAAACTTATCCTTAGGGACAAAGAGAATGATACCAGCAATACTTACGATATCACTGTGGCAGGTTGTTCTACTGGCACCTATTCTCTTGATCTTAAGATTGAAAACATTCGTCTTCTCCCCGGTGATTATACGGTCAAAGTATCCCAACACCTCATTTCAGAGTGGACTAATGTAAATACCGACCTGACTTATTACATTGCTCTTGAGCCAGCGTGAAGCACCTTCTGTTTACTCTAAAAGATTGTAACCGCGATCTTTTAAATGACGAAGAGTTTATCAGAGATATTGTTTACACTGCTTCTAAAAGGTGTAAATCAACTCTGTTGGCAATCAACTCACATAAGTTTGATCCTCAAGGTGTAACTTGTGTGGCGATGCTGGCAGAGAGTCATAT